AATCAGATCAAGATTCGCGGCAGGTCAGCGAAACGATACCTTCAGCGTCGATGGCGGTAGCGCCAGCACTGAAGACTTCGTTCACCAGCCAGCTGGTCTTCTCGGGGATGTAGTTGATCTCGGTGCGCATGCCGATGCCTTCACCGTAGCCAATGGCCATCGAGTGGAAAGCAAAGCAGGTGCGGTCGAGCGAGCCGTCGATGGCCAGGCCACCTTCAGTGCGATCACCCAAGACGTGGAACTGGAAGCCCAGGAACGTGTTGATCTCGCCCTGCACCAACGCCTTGACGGTGTTGAAGTCGGAAGAGGTCACAGCGGTCTCGGACAACAGCGAGGAGATGCCGTTGGCGTGAACGATCAAGTGACGGCCATCGAATGGCACGTTGTTCTTGTCGAGCAAGCGCTTGGCTTCACGCAGCTTGGCCACGTTCAGGTTGGTGTTTGCACCACCGATGCTGTTGGCAACGGTCAGGCTGGTGCCGGAAGCGCCGAGCGCGTCCAAGATCAGCTGGTCTTGACGACGACCCATGGCAGCGGCAACCACTTGCACCAGTTCTTGGCGCTCGTCGAAGTTGACCTTGGCCTGGCTGAAGATGTCGCTGTACTCAGCGGCGTTCCAGTCGGACAGGTTCAACGTGACGCTGTTGAAGCCCACGTTCAGGGGAGTCACATCGGTTTGGGCGATGCGGGGAGTGGCAACGCCACGACCAACTTTGGGGAATTTGACAGTGGAGCCTTCGACACCACGACGCGCACGCACAGCGCCTACCAGTTGGGCTTTGCCCTGGTAAGCCTGTTTGACTTCAGCGTCGAAGAGCGTCACAAAGGCATTGCTTAAAGAAATGCTCATTTTGATACCTCGTTCGGTTGATTGAAAAAACAGGTTTGTCGCTGCGGTGAGCCAGAAGCCTGGGCCGTTAGCTTGCTGTTTGCGTCAGCCATTCGTCAGCATCTCGCTGCGGTCAGGGTCGATTACTCGATATGCCTTGGCCCGATTGTAGGGCAGTTTGTACAAAATGCAACAGGGCTGCATTTGGACAAAAAAAAGCCCCACCGAAGTGGGGCAAAGGTCGGTTTCCCAACCATTGGAGACAACTCAGCGAATCGTTGCACTGAACAGCTTTTCGACCTTCTGGCGATAGGCTGCATCGGTTTTGTAGCGGGGGTCGCCCACCATCTGGTAGAGGTCGTCCTTGCTCGGCGCGTTCTCGTTGGGGGCGGTCTCGATTGGGATGCGTCCTTCGTAGGCTTCGCGCACCTTCATCAGCGCACGCAGGCCGTTGGCCGTGCCGCCCATGACCTTGAACTCATCAAAGTCATCAGCGCCCCAGATGCCCTTCTGAACCAGGCCACGCGCCCAGTTCACCATGCCGTCCACCACAGCGTTGCCGTTGGGGCCGAGTTTCTTCATTTCCTCGGCTGGATCAACCATTTGGCCAGACATCAATTCTTTGGCTTGAGACTGAAGGTTGCCAACCAAATCTTCAAACTGAGCTTGGGAAATACCATTCTCTTTTGCCCAATTTGTGACAGCTTGAGCCATTGGGTTTTCTTCAGCGCCATCGCCCCAAATAGCTGTGTCGTACTTGCCGCCTTCGGGGGCTTTGTGCTTGCCCTGCGAGATGGTCTTGCGCAGGTCTGACCAACTCTTGGCCAAAGCCTCGTAGTTGGCCTCGCCCTTGTCACCGTCCCAGAAATTGTCTGGCAGGTATTCGGGTTTTGTCTTGGCCGTGCCGGGGATGTCGCCGGGCACAGCGGTCGTGGTCGATGCCCCGGCCTTGTGGTCGATATCCGCTGCTTGCGGGTTTGTGGTGGTTGTGTCGTCAGCGGCACTCACATTGTCCAGTAGGCCAGTGCTGCCACCGGGCTGGTCTTGTGTGTCTGTCGTCATAGCTTCCTTGCTTGTTGAATCCGCGCCTCGATTTCCCGCACCACGGTTCGCTGCCCTTCGGCAAAGAACGCATGGCTTGGGTCAGTGCCCGGCACGGCGATGGGCACATTCACATAGACATCGCGCAGCCACTGCAGCAACTTCTGGCCGTCCTCGGTGCCGAACACCCGCAGGTTCAGACGCGCCAGGTCGTCGCGCTGTTGATTGGCCTCGCGGATGTCGCTTGGTTTGCCGATGGCTTCTAATTCTTCCCAGCTCATTCAAGTGGCCCTTTTTGAACTTCATCAGGGCCAGCAAATGGCGACTTGCCTTCATTGACGCGAATCACCGCATGGTCATACGCTTTCTCAATGATTGACTTCGGCATGTTGGCCATGAACTTTTTGCCCTTAATGTCATTGTTCAACAGGTACTGCAGCTCTTGCTTGGTCAGCGTTGGCACAATCAAAGGAATGTCCATCTCCTTGCCGTTGATGCCAACGCCAACAGAGATTTCAGTGGACACATTACCATCAGGGCGCTTCAATTCCCCGAAGAAGCCTTTGCCTTTTGCACTGCCGTCTGGTCGGTTTCCATAGTCCATTACATTGCTCCTTCAGGCATCGCGCCTTCGGGCGGCATGGCACCAGCCTGCATCGCCTCGGCTTGCGCCATAGCTATCGTGGCCTGTTGGGCCTGCATCTCTTCCATCATTACGGCACGCTCGGCAGCGGTGTTGCGCACAGACATGGGCACGCCCAGCTTGTCGCCGATAAAGTCCACAGCCGCATCGGTCTTGATGGCCATCTGGCCGTCTGGGCCAAAGCCACCCGACTGCATCATCTGCATGTACTGCATGATCGAGTTGACCTCCTCCATGTTCTGAGCCATGGCCAGCGGCGCGACCGGGGTCACCTTGACCTCCAAGCCGTTCACGCGCAGGGGCATGTCGATCAGACCCTTCTCGTCCATGACCTCAAGGATCTTGGCGACCAAAGGGATCATGGTCTCGTTGATCAGGCGACCGAAGGCTGAACCCAAGTTCTGGGCCAGTTCCTTCATGCGCTCCACGATCTCGGTGGCCGAGCGGGCGCTCATGTTGTCGGGCGGCAGCGACTCGTCCAGCAAGATGCGCTTGATGTTCTGCACCAAGTCGTTGATCACCAGCTGGGTGACGTTGAAGTCACCAGATCTTGGCAGGGCCTGCAGCGCGGGGCCTTGTGGGCCACCGTTGCGAGCGACCGGGATGATGGCCCCCGGCACGATCCTGACCGTGTTCGGGTTCAGAACACCGTCATCTGCAGCCGTGTACACGCCAGAGACCGCCAGGCTCGCGTTCTTGAGCAGCAGTTCCTTGGTCTTGTTCAGCGTCTTGATGTCGGGCAGGGCGGTCATGAGCGGGCCGCGACCGTAGATCTCGCCTGCCACCTTCATGTACCGCGAGATCACCCACGGGCTGGACTTGCGGCGGCGGTAGACGATCTCGGATTTGCTGACCTTGTCGATGACGTGGTAGCAGTAGTCGCCACGCTTTTGGTCAAAGATGGTGGCCTCAAGAAGCTCAATGTCCTCGGTTGGCTTGTCGTCAATGCGGCGCTGCATCTCTTCAGGGATCTCGGCGTCAGGCCATTGGCGTGCAATGGACTCGCCTTTCATGCGCATGCGGCGGTACACGTTGTCCACCTGGCCGTTCGCGCCTTCCTCGTAGCTCACCAAGAACAGCGGCACGGGCACGAAGTTGATCGGGCTGACATCGTCGCCGGGCTGCACCATCATGCAGGCGGTGCCCACGGCCATGTCCAACAAGAACTCGCCGATGGCGATGTCGAAGTTCGACTGCTTCAGCGTGTCGAACATCTTGTCGCGGTAAACGTCCAGCACAGCCTGCGCCGCGCCCTTGCGGTCAGCTGGGATGGCAGAGCCTGCGTCCAACGTACACCACTTGCTCTGGGGCGGGAACACCACCGACTGCAGACGGTTGGCGAAGCGCTGGGTGCTGTTGATGGCCGTCGAGTCGAAGACCCGCTGCATCTTCTTGGAGCCGATGCTGCCACCTTCCCAAACGCCATACAGCTGGCGCTGTGGCAGGGCGAACTCATAAGCGTCCTGGTACAGCTGCTGGAACTCGTCCTTCTTGGTCTGTGCCAGCTGCTGGCGCTTCATGATCTGCTCGGGCGTCAGACGCATGCCGCCTGGTGCTTTCTTGTCGTAGTCCATCTTTGTCCTTCTGTGTTCAGTAAGCCTTCTTGTCGCTCAACATGGGGCGCTTCATGGCGCGAGTCTTCGCCGCCTTCTTGAACGCCTTGTCAGTTGGCGCACCATCTGCACCTGGCTTGCGCATCTTCTCGCCGCTGCCGTCCTTGATGCGTTCGCGCTTGGCGTGGATGTTGTCGTACAGACCGGGCATGTCAGGCTCCTTGCAATAGTGTTCGACCGCGACCACGCTGCACGGCGTTCTTGCGAGCGCCGCGGCGCTCGGCGGTCTCGCGGTCGAGGCCCTCGATCACAGACTTGTGCTGCGTGCTGAACTTGCCCGAGTCGAAGGCTTCAATATTTGGTGCTGTTGGCATGTCAGGCAAGCCACCTGGCATCTTGGCGTCAAAGGTCGGAATGTCTTTGGGGACATACACGTCAAAGTAATTCCGCTTCTTTTTGCCGTACCAAGTTCTGTATTCGCTGTAGGCTTGGGTCTTGATTACCGGGTCGGCCTCAAGCTCGGCCAGCTTGCGCTGGTAGTCCTCGAGCGCGGCGTTGTACTGCTGCACTTCGGCGCGGTATTTTGGCTCGATCACGTCCAAGTAGTTGCCCACAGATGCCTCGTAAGGAGCCATCTTCTCGGAAACACCTTTCTGGTAATCCGAGAACTCTTTGGCGTACTGGCTGCTCACGTCAGCAAACTGAGTTTGGTACGAGCGAGCCAGGTTCTTGATGTCAGAACTGGTGCGCCGAGCAATGCGGCTGGCTTGGAATTGCGTCAGCTTGGTGGCCATCACATCATCCTTGTGCCAGAAGAGCCGAGATCCATGCCAAGACCAAGCTCGGCGTCCATGCGCTCTGCAGACAGCAGCGAGCGGCGACCGCCACGGGTGCGGGCCTTGAGCGTCGATGCCTCGTAGGCAGCAGCCTTGCGGCGCTCCTCGTCAGCAGCCGCTTGCACTTCCTTGGCCTGCTTTTCCATGGCCAGCTTGTTCTCGGCGTACTGCGTTTTTTGGGTCTCAAACTGCTCACGC